CTCCTTTCTCCAGAAGGCGATTGTAGAGGCGCATAGAGTGCTCAAAATGAACACGAATGTCTTCTGTCAAAGTCAAACGGAGATAATCTGGAATATCGTCAATTGAGTTCTGACGATTCTTATCATCCTGACGACGAAGTTCTGGAAGAGGAATAGTCTTACCAAGAAGTGTACTATCAGCGTATCGTTGGGAGAATTCTTGATATGTAAAAGACCTATGACGTAAAATCTGAGCAGCAATACCTCTTGTCGTATTAATCTCTACGGTCATACTTGCTTGTTCAAAGATTGACCAATGCTGATGTTGAATACAATACTTGAGCAGTCCAGAAAACTTTTCATTTCCCTGGTTCGCTGGATTAGAAACACGAGCACAATATGCCATATGTTTCTCTGCATCTGGTGTTACAGATACAAGTTTAACTTCTGGTTTCATGAATTCGAATTCTTCAAACATTTCTTTCACAGTCCATCTCCATCATCATCGTTTGTTAGTTTATATTTTTTATTTACCCCTTCATAGTCATACAACATTTCACCATCCTCATCATAAAACACTTCATCATAATCTTGAATATAAGGAGAAATCTCTTCATAATGTGGTTTATATGAATCAACATCAGAATAAACTTCCGACTTCAAACAATCAACAAGAGACTCAAGATTTCTAATGATTAATTTAATCTTTTCTTTATCCATTACTATTAACCATCACAAAAGTAATTATACGCAAAAAAAGAGGGTTCGTCAAGAACCCTCAGACTCAAACATTTTTTCAAACCACTCCACTAGATGAATTCGATAACAAGACCAATATCGGCAACCACGATATGTTAAGAGATAACAAGCAGGACCTCTATTGTCTTTATCCATATCATCGTAATGATAATGGTAATTTTCCACTACTTACTTAGCAATAGAACTTCAATATATATGAGAAAAATGAATGCTGTCGATGCACCTGCAATAGCTGCAATCATAGCAATCATTTTCCTGCACCTACATTTACTAGAAGTGCTTGGTGACGACGTTGCTCTTTTTGCTTCTGCTCTTTGATGAGTTGAAGTACGTTGAGTTTTTTCATCACTTATGTCCCTCTTTCACAAACTTAACACCACGATAGGTTTCGTTATACTGTTGAGGTTGTTGCATCATTTGTTGTTGATACTCTAAACGCTTTTGAGTATCATACTCTACACCGCGATAAACTACTTTAGACATTAGGTTTTCTCCTTAGTTTTTAAATTAAAGAGCGTTCCTTCAGTCGGCGTTTGCGTTCGCTATTTGCGAATAGCGAATGAACGATCCGTTCCGCGTCGGCTTACTTCCGTCTGATTTCCAGATGAACGTAAGGTCATTATAGACCCATTATCATATCTATACAAGTAATTTTGTAATATTTGTAACAAATTTATATTACTTAAACCTACTTAAAACATCATTAAGTTTATTTGTTTGATTCATAGATGATGCAGTCCAATCTTCTAAAATATCAACAATATCTTGAACAATAACATCTGCTTGTGCATTATCTTCAAAATACTTTTGAATTGCTTCAGCTAAGTATCTTTTTCTACTCCACTCTGCAGAATATGGTTTGTAATTCATGATAAGATAATGATATACGTGCAATTATAGAGTATTTATTTCTCGTCGTCAAGTGATGCAAGATAATCGACCCACCACTGCGGGTCTTTTTGCATTTTCCAGTTAGGTACTTCTTTACCTTGTTCAAAATACCATTTACAAATTGCATCATCAATCTGTTCAGAAACCTCAATCCTTTTCATTCTCTTTGTCAACATCTGCATATACGTTATCCAAGTATGGTCCGTGTGGTCTTTCTGCATCGTCTTTTACATACTTGATTTCTGATACACTGCTAGACAACCATATCGAAACTTTCATAATCACATAAATGATCGCAAGAGGAAGAAAACAAAGAGATAGGATAAGTGTGTGTTTCATTCTTCTATTCCCCAACACTTTTCGAAATGATTACGAAGACTTCCCAACTTTTGTTCTTCATCATATTGTAAAAGATATTGATTAAGTTCCTTTTCTTGCTCAGTGAACTCAAGATGATATTTCATTTTGATTTCCATTACATAGAGCATATCTTTGATGAAAGACTTTGGTTTTTTAAGAAACTCTTCGTAAGTCATCAGTCTCTTTGTCTCCAATCCTCTGGTTTATCTTCAGTCCACCAGTCAATCATATCATCTACACTATCAAATCCACGCTTACCAAAGCGTTCATTACCAAATCCACCAATATCAAGTTGATTCAAAAAGTCATCCATATCACCATCTTGCATATCAGGATTTTCTGCCTTCCTTCTTGCCTGACGAAGCAACGTTGCTGCAGAACGATTTGCTTTTGCAAGTTTTTCTGCCCAAATCATTTCACTTAACTCTACAGATTCACCTTTCACAATGCGTTCGCAGATTGCTTCAAGGCGCAAACGATACTGAGTAGAGAGCATAGTCTTCTCCAAATATAGTGTATTTAGTTATCTCTCAATATAACTGAGAGTATGTTCTGTAGCATAAAGTTGCTGAATAATAATATCGCAACCAATTTTAGGATTACAATCGCCGCAAGTGTATACATCAACTGCTGCTTTGCCCTCTTCAGGCCAAGTATGAATACTAATATGACTTTCAGATAATAAGCAAATTACAGTGACTCCTTGTGGTTCAAACTTTTTTGAGATAGTTTGGACCACAGTAGCACCGCTAGCAGCAGCTGCATTTTCCAACAAGTCAATAAGACAATGCTCGTCATCCAAGAGGATAAACGAGCAACCGTACAAGTTAAGTAAGTAATGCTTCCCCATTATTCAATTGCTTCAGAATCTATTCCATATTCGTTAATTAATTTATCTATTTTTGTTTCGTGGCCCGAAAGTTTTTCGATTTCAAAAATAGATGATTTTTGATACTTTTTAAGTTTTTTATATTCTTTAATAAGTTTATTTACTTCTTTGTTTTTAATATAAAGTCTATATTCTTTATTATCTGTAAGTTTTGCAAATCCTTTAAAATTTTCACTCATTTTTTTTTCTTTTTTTCTGGTTGTTTATATCCCCAAATTCTTGGATTTACTCTACCATATCCAAAATCAATTTTTTGTACGGAACCGGGACCATACTTATCATAATACATATCAAATAAATTAACTCTCTTTGAGCATCGAGTCAAATCAAGATATTCTTCAGAATTATTTTTATACCAAATTAAATATGCATCATTTGGAAATGAAGAATCTTTTGCCATTTCTAGTGTTGTTCTTTCAAGAAGAATCTCGCAACCATATTCATGAGGAAGTATAATTTTACTCTCCACACTTTTTAAAGACTCTTCCATATTTTTTCTTACACATTTTTTACAATATTAAAAAGTTTACTCACGAACGACCACCCCAGCGAATATCTGGATAAGCTTCCTTAACATTTTCAAAAGATATTTTATACTTGTCAGTAAGTCTTTTATCTTTAACTAAGCAAACAATTTCTGCTTCAAGAGGATGAAGTCCCTCAAGAATATTAATAAACATTGTTTCCCTTCGAATGGGACTCAAATTATTATTTCCACCTTTTACAAAGTTATAAAACATTTCATATTCTTTACGAATAGAAGATTTTCCTTGATCTGATGCTCCAAGGGATTTTGATCCAATTTCTTCCATTTTTGAGACAGCATCATTAATTTTGGAACTTAAATTTCCACTATTAATATTTTGCTCTCCAGTACTTGCATATGGAACTTCTCCTTCAGGTAAAAGAGAAATTACAGATTCATCAAAGTTCCAAATAAGAATTGTCTTTAAAGATGGATGCTCGTAAATTTTTAGAACTTCTACCTTTTTAGAATTAGTTCTTTGTTTTGAGGCAAGTTCAAGAATTTCAAAAATAAATGGATTCTGTGGTAAAACTTTAATTGAGGTTTTACCACTTTTTTCTTTAGTTACAGTCATAATTTTTAATACAAATCAGATAAAATTAAATTATTTTGAGTATTTATCAATCATCATCATAGTCTTGTTCGTAATCTTCTTCTCCATCAAAAAATCCTTCTTCAAAACGAACAGCTAAAACTTCATCGGGAATTACATTTCCATTATTATCAAGAAATTCTGGATGAATATTGTGAATACCATAAATTCTTTCTACTTGATATTGCTTAAAAATCCATCCACAAATTAAACCTATAAAAAGGAACATTACACAGAACAAAGTAGTAAAAGTCAGAATAATTGATAGTTCCATTTTTCTTCCCCAGAGAGTTTATTTTTTCTTAATATCAAAGTTAAAGTCAATGTAAAGATGAAACTCTCTACGAAAAAGAGAGATCATTTTACCAAACTTTACTTGAAAAGTTTTTGGATTTTCTGACCTCCTCTTTCTATTGCGTAATAACAACTCTATTCCCCGATTAATCTGGGAATCACTATTATTTAGTTTGCTTTTTGCGTCGTCCTGGTCTTTTATCATAACTATACTTCCAAGCATCTTCCAATATGCCTTGTAGATAATTTCTTATTTTTCTTGCTTGTGGTTTTGGAATATGCCCATATCCCTCACGAAGTTGTTTATGTATTTCATCAGAACCACCTTCAATATAGTCATCAAGGTCAATCACTAAATTATTGATTTCATTTGCAGTTGAACTTTCAATAAATTCATCAACTTCTACTTTTTTTGTTTTACGAATTTTTAGATAATCATAAAATTTCATAACAAATTGGCCATTAAAAGCATAATCGATTGCTTTTTCAACATCATTGCAAACTTCCTGATTACTATTTTCCATCAAACTAGATTCTGCTCCTTGAGATATTGAACCGTATCCGTACACCCTCCAATATGCTTTTCGTCCACAATAACTTGAGGAAATGTTGATCCTTGTCCAAATTCAGAATAAAATTCTTCACGGGTAAAGTCAACACCAAGTTTATAAACTACATGCTGAAGTTCAGTCAATTCTAGCACTTGTTGAACTTTAGTGCAATACGGACACCCATCCTTTGAATAAATTGTAAATTTCATATAAAAATAAATTGGTATTGTTTTTATTTAGTGATCAAGATTTTAATGAGTTCTTTTATAGTGATGTAAATATAATGCCATTCATCATACACTGTAATATCTTGATCTCTTTCAAGAAAGTTTTGAATTCTTTTTAGCACAAGCATTTCTTGCCCAAGAACGACTTAAACTATTTACATAAGAACAAGGTTTATTCTTCTTTCCACAATGTGGACAAACAGCATCTAGAGGATCTAGAAGATATCACTCAGGAGTATACATCTTTTTCTTCTTTTGATTTCTTGCTTGCTTATGCTTTCTATGATTCATACTATTATTGGATCACCAACACCTTCAGGAAGTTTTTCCATATAAGAATTAAGTTGTTCTATTTTTCCAGAAGGCAATCCAATTTGACCGGGAAGTTGTTTATCTGTTGTAGAAAAAACATCAATCACTTGGTCGCTAAGAAAACGGTGACGACTATAAGATCTATTATGAGGATCAAAACTTACCATCATAATGGCATCATTGATATCGCCGCAATGTGCAATAACTCTTCCAGTTTTATGATTTTTTACTATCCAATATTCGTTCATAATCTAGGTTATTTTTTGTATTATAAGGTATTTGAGGTTTTCTGTAAATGCCAGGCCATGTATCTCTAATAATTTCTGAAAGTTTATAAGGTGTTTCAGAAGTAATCATTTCAATATCTTGATGGTGTATATTCAAGGTCTCCAAGAATATCTTCCAACATTACTCCATATTCTTTAAATCTTTTGTCTCCGGCAATAAAACATCTCTGACGCATCCATACAGCATCGGCAAGAAGTTTTACTTGGTCTTCTGTGAGTGTTATGGTTTTCATCGGTAAAAAGCAACCTCTTTATGTAGAAGAATAATTAATCCCAAGAAATCTGACGAACCCAGAGGTCTTTAGTAACTTCAGTAATACCATATCCAGAAGGAAGTTTTGCGTCTTTGATAACTCCAGCAGTTGGTCTGGCAACAGTATATTGGTTCTTATATGCCGCCTGACGGTCGCTATCCCAAGTCATAAATCCTTGAGGACCAAACCAAGATTTAACTGTATAAGAAACGCCAGATTTATTTACTACTGCTTGAATAATTCGCTTATCTAAAAACCCTTGTTTGTTGCGAACATCAGTGATTTTACAAGTTGCTCTTTCAATCCAAGGATGATTTTTTTGCCCAAGATACCAACACATTTCAGTGTAAGTATAGGTTTTCTGCTGTGCGTTCGCGGCAAGCGGGGACAAAATCAGGGCTAGTGCGATCAGTGCTTTTTTCATAGTTAAGGAAACTCTGTAGGTATTATAGGCGATATTTCAAGTTTATGAAAGAAGTCTGTGCCAATTTTTAAGGTGGCATTCATTTCACAAAATACATACGGCGACGATACTGCTCACCAGGACAGTTTTCTAAATGCTCAATCTCTTCATCTGGAAGGAAGTTTACACCACCAAGAAGTTTAGCACCAATAAAGATTTCAGCAGATTTTTCACACATTAGAGTAGCAGCAGCACAATCCTTTTGGTAAGGTGATGCTGTGATAATACCATGATTTTCTAGAAGAATCAACTTGGGGAAGTATCTATAGTGGTCTACAAACTCTCCAACATACTTGTCCACATTTTGAAGTAGACGAGCACCAGGAGGAGCATAAGGAACCAAACAAGATATTGCACCGTTTCTTACAATCTGATCTGGAAACCAACGTTGTACAGCAAAATCATTAGCCGCAGGAGAGCAGAGTATCTGTGTGGTCTTTGGTGGATGGGTATGTGCGATATAATTGATTTCTGGGAAGTGCTTCATAATCCACGCATGAAACAGCACTTCGATACTTGGTTTCTTCTGTTCCGGTTTTAGTTGTTGAGCATCAGTATCTACAAGAACTAAATCATCTTCTGATAGTGTATGAAGACTTGTGCCACTTGCTTTGATTAGAAAAGTATCTTCTGTTTTTCTCTCTGATACATTACCTTCACCGCAGATAGTATAGTCAGCAATTGTGTGTGCTAAGTCTAGAAGCATCGTTAAGTATTGTAAAATTGTATTTAGAAATTGTATCAGATATTCAAAAAAGTTTTGTTATGGTTTCTACAAATAGTTAATAATGATAATGGTCTGTGAGTGATAGAAAAAACATAAAGAAACCGAATGCTATGAAGAATATTAGGATTTGGAGCATTTTATTGGTGCTTTTGTAGGTATTTAATCATTTCTTCTAGTATACCAGAATTTTCACCAACATATCCCATCGTTCTATTACATATATTACAAAGTAGACCACGAACCTTTCCTGTATTATGGTCGTGGTCTACATAAAAAACATCAACACCACCACCTCTACCAGATTTCCTACCTTTTGGGTCAGTACTTTCACAAATTGCACAACGATGATTTTGTTGTTCTAATAGAGTATTATATTCTTCAATACCAATACCATAAACTCTTCGCAAATTTTCATCCCTCTTTTTTATGGGGTCATATGTTTCTTGTTGTTTTTTTACATAACAAGATTTACATTTTCCATGATGTCCGTATGGTTTTCCATTCCTTACAGTTTGGTAAAAATCTGTAAGTGGTTTTGTTTGGTTGCAGATTTTACAGGTTCTCATAGTTTTTAGTTAGTTGAAGTTATTATATCATAACTTCAACTATTTAGCAAATAAAAAAGGAACCCGAAGGTTCCTTAACTTAATGAATTAGATTACCTCATCCAATCGCAGGTGCAGTGAGAGCAACAGGAGTACTATCAGCAGCAGCAAGGTCTAAAGGAAAGTTATGTGCGTTTCTTTCGTGCATTACCTCAAATCCCAAATTAGCGGAATTTAAGATGTCTGCCCATGTTTTAATCACATGACCTTGATTATCCAGAATACTCTGGTTAAAATTCAGTCCGTTGAGATTAAAAGCCATCGTAGAAACACCAAGAGCAGCAAACCAGATTCCAACTACAGGCCAAGCAGCAAGGAAGAAGTGCAGCGAACGGGAGTTATTAAAGGAAGCATATTGAAAAATAAGGCGACCAAAATACCCGTGAGCAGCGACTATGTTATATGTTTCCTCCTCTTGACCGAACTTGTAACCGTAGTTCTGTGACTCATTCTCAGTGGTTTCACGAACCAGCGAGGAAGTAACCAGAGAACCGTGCATAGCACTGAACAGTGAACCACCGAAGACACCAGCAACTCCAAGCATGTGGAAGGGGTGCATCAGGATGTTATGTTCTGCTTGGAAAACCAACCTATTAAGCAGAACGGGAACCTATGTTTCCATAGGGATTGGACTATATCATCAATCTATTTTATTAGATTGTCGGGCGCTTAAACCTGTTATTAAGGAGACTGAACTCCTCAGGTAGTCTCTGAACCTTTCTCAGATGTATCTGAGACTTGGATGCTGATTGCCGTGTCGTATTGCTCTTTGAGAAAGAGATTAAACTGTTCTTCTGTATTATTACCATAACCATAAAGGTCGTGGAATAGTTTATGAACTTCTTTGTGAATAAGAACGCCGTTTGTAATATCATATCTTCTTTGAGGATATGCATTCCAACCATCTAAATGATGAGTAACAAGGTTAGATTTTTTACCAGTAACAACACAGGTTCTATTGAACCTAGTTTTTACTGCCTCTCTCCAAATATAATAATCTGTTGAGGGGTTATTAAAATCTCTATTTGGAGTTCCTTTATATGCAGGATGGTTTTTACCAAACCTACCTTTGAGAGAACCTTTGCGACCTTGTGCTTTTAGAGATAGAAGTTTTCTGGTTTCATCACTAACATCCTTTCCTTTTTGAGTTTTGGAGATAATGATTTTCCTACAATGAGGACACCCAGTTTTCTTTGCATTTTTATAAGAAGCAACACTTGTATCAAAATGATTATTACAAGTATTACAGAAGAACTGGACTTTACTTTTGATGTCTGCATAACCTTCCATAGAAACTATTGTGTGGTTTCTATTTTCAGCAATACTTTTTATATCATCAATAGTAAGTTTCTTAGACATTTAACTTTATGTATCTATTATTATTTATAATAACATAAAGTTAAAGGTTAGTCAATACGATTTAGGTTTCCAGCAGTTCACCCGATTTATACTACACATTGGTTTAGTTTATGTAGTTAAAAGTACCAGAGATACCCAGAGGCATCGCATCAGAGAAAGAACCTTGACCGAAAGGATAGACCAGGAATACGGCAGAAGCAGCAGCAACAGGTGCGCTGTAAGCAACACAGATCCAAGGGCGCATACCTAGACGGTAAGAGAGTTCCCACTCACGACCCATATAAGCATAGATACCAATGAGGAAGTGGAAGACAACGAGTTGGAAAGGTCCGCCGTTGTAAAGCCACTCATCCAGAGAGGCGGCTTCCCAGATGGGGTAGAAGTGCAGTCCAATTGCGTTGGACGAAGGAACAACAGCACCAGAGATGATGTTATTTCCATACATTAGAGAGCCAGCAACTGGTTCACGAATACCATCAATGTCCACAGGGGGAGCACCGATGAATGCAATGATGAAACAAGTTGTAGCAGCAAGTAGGCAAGGAATCATAAGGACTCCAAACCAACCGACATAAAGACGATTATCGGTTGAAGTAACCCACTGGCAAAAAGATTCCCAGGGGTTAGTAGAATTGCGTTGTGCAATAGAAGCAGTCATTTTCGTTAAAGGGTAAGTAATGCTCAGGGGGAACTGAACGAGTACATTATATCCCACACCACCCTCCAGTGTGGGTATGAGAGACTGTGTTTTACCTCCCCATAGGTCTCGGTTAGGAAGAGGACAAATATTAAGAAATATGTTGATTTCGTAACATTTGTTTACCTATTTATAATAGCACTAAAAAAACCCCCTGTCAAGGGGTGTGTTGGAATTAAAAATTTCTATACCATATTCAATGTATTTATTCGAGGAAATACCATACCAGTAGTTTTCCTTTCTCCCTTCTGTGAATTAATAAATCCAGATTCATCTCTAGGATTTTTACACGCCACAACTTTATTTGGACTTCCTTTACTACAGGTTGGATCGCTATATTCACCTCCACTTAAATCAAAAGTCATATCTCCAGTTACACATGTTTTTTCAAGATACATTTTAGCATCTTGTTGCGTAAATCTTGGTTTATTTGTCGCAGCACAGGCAAGTATTCCACATACCTGTGGTGATGAAAAACTAGTCCCAGATGCAGCTAACCACCAATTCCCACTACCCTCCGTGTACTTACTGTCTACTAGAAATTCAAATCCAGTTGTAACGTCACCTAAATTGCGAAAATAACTGACTGCATCAAATGAAGAACATACTATTTGATCTCCTGGAGCAAAATAATCGACACCTGGACCAAATTCGCTAAGATTCCATCTTCGAAAATCGGCAGTATCGGATAAATTGCCAATTTGAAATATACCAGCATCTGGAGTATTTGGAGAACCTCCTCTATTATAGTAAAAAGTACCAACTCCACCAGACACTGTTAATTTGTTATCCCAATTAATATCATTAGGTCTTGCAAGAAGTAAATTATCATTTCCAGCAGCCCCTACAAGTACAACACCGTCTTTAATACAATCTTGTACATCGGCAATTGTTGCCGCTGACCATAAAGGATAATTTTCAACACCAAATCTAACACCAAAAGCATTTTCTACATTTTCTTGAGTCCACGATCCTGCTGGTCCTGGAGTTGAAGCATCGTAAGTGGAATCTTGATAAGTAACTGATATTAAATCTTCAAAATCTAAACTATTATATGTCCCAGATTCATCAGTTTTTGTCGGCATATTTTTAAACCCACCATAACTATGATTTGTTATAGTTGGATTTCTAAATCCCGTTTCGGGATTTATTGGTTTATATAAATGAAATGCTCTCAAATAATCAAAAATTAATAAATCTTCATATACACCTTGACCAGAAGGCCATTCAAATGCTAATGAATATATGTTAGATTCTTTTGCCCATCCATAAAATTGTCCGGCAGCGATACTCGCAACCATCGTCCCATGATAAGTAGAATTACTGGCATTTGTTGGATATTCTATTGTTCCAGTTGGTAAATTGGAAAATCCATCGTCATCAATAGATAAAACATATGAATTAAGTTCATCAAACCATTGATATTGCACAAATCTTGTAGTGTTTGATGAAGGACTGTACCACTCTTCACAGTCATAAGAAACTGGATCATCTACTATAACTACATCAACATGCTTACCACCATTAAATACCGTGACAGAATCATTAACTACCTCAGTGGTTCCACTACCTCCCCAAGAAGAATTTTTTCTTCTTTGAGTAGCAGTTCCAGCACAATGAAGCAATCCCCATTGATGTTTATTCGCATCTGCGGTAAAAGAAGGTCTAAAAATTCCTTCTTCGGTTAAACTGATTGAATCTGCATCTTTCCAAAAATCACCAGAAACTGTATAAGGAGAGTTATTTACTATAGCTCTTGGTCTAAATTTAATTTCCTCTTTCAGAACTACATCCCAAACTCTTTCGTCTTTTTTGATAAGTTCTGCTTCTTCTTCGGTTAATAGATAATAAGTATTTCTACTCATTGGTCTTCTGAGAGAAATATCAACTTTTCTATCAGGAATATACAAATCCCCACCAGGAGTCTCCATATCCTCATAAAAACCTTCAAGGTCTTCATGACGATGAAGAGTTACGATATATTCTTTAAGTTCTGACATTTATCAGTCCTCTAACTTAAGGTACTTAAACAGTTGTAGAATGCTTATTAACAACTCTGGCGTAAACATTGGATGATGGAGTTCCGTCATTATTAAATCCAGAGGATAATATACTAAAAAATTATTTAACCTTTGTATATAAAAGTATTTCGTCTTGGCCAAACATTACCAGATTCTTTTCTTGTCCCTTTTTGATCCATAAGATATCCAGTTTCTTCCCTTGGACTTTTTGCCAACAAATAAGCATTTGGACTTTCTTTCTGCAGTGTGGGGTCATCAAAACCACCACCACTAACATTAAAAACCATATCATCTTTTTTTGAAGTCTTCTGGAGATAATACAGGGCATCATCATAAGTAAATCTAGATTTTTTAGTAGCAGCACATGCTAAAACACCAGCAACTTGTGGCGCTGCCATACTAGTTCCACTATAATTTAAATAATAATTCCCAGAATAACCTGATTTAGTATCGACATTTCCGGGCCAAGGGCTATAAATCTGACCAACTTTATTATTTTCAAGGACACATGAAATTATATTTGAACCCGGTGCAAAAATATCTACCGCAGGACCATATCCACTAAAACATGATTTTCTAAAGTCTGGTGTTCCAGCCAATGCCCCAACAACTATGGATTTAATAGCCGCAGCAGGTTCGGGCGGTTTATTAATATCCCAAGTTCCATCAACCTGAGGATCAAAATTAGATATAGTAATTTGATTATTATAATCTGGATGAGTAGGATCTTTAATAAAATAATTATTAAAATTGTGAGGTATAGTTACTACAACAATACCCTCATCAGCAGCATCTTCAACATCGGCAATTGTGTCTTCATTAATATATGGAATAACCAACCAATTTGTATCAATACCAAATGCTTTTTTAAGTGAAGTGTGATCCCATGTATTTCCAGCATCATTTGGAAGAGTATCTCCTGGAGTATAAGTTACATTTCTATATTTTACGGAAGAAATATAAGTAGACTCATTTCCCTTCAATTCATCATAAAGTACTGTTAAAGCCAACCAACTATTATTAATAATAGTTGGTGTTCTGTTCCCATCTGACCATTTTTTTCGATGGAATGCTCTTACATAATCAAATAAACTATATACCATAACAGGATCAAGGTAATTTATACTATAAATATTAGATTCAACGGCCCACCCATAGTGCTTTCCGGCGGCAGTACCCCCAACATGTATACCATGAGATTGTTGCCAATGATCTGTTGGAGTAGTTCCTTGAGTAGCTGATCCCATATCAGCTAAAGAGTAATAAGAATAAGAACTTAACGTAGATTCTCCAGCATCAAGTTCAACAATAGAATTTAAATCATTCCAAGCATATTGTACAAATCTATTATTTCCAGTTGAAAGACTTTTCCATTCTTCGCAATCATATGCCAATGGAGTATCGCTAATAATAACGTCAACATCTTTACCATCATTCCATACAGTTACTGTCCCATTTTTAGATTCCGTCGTTCCTCCACCAACTGCCTCACCAACGGTAATATCAGTTGTTCTTGAAATAAAATTAGTAGTATTTATTGATCCAAATGATCCTTTTCCTCTATCAGAGTCTGTTCCTGCACAATGCAATTGACCCCATTGCCTATCTGTTGCTGCTGGAGTGCCTAATGGAGCAGTTTCGGTACCCGTCCAAGCAGAAGCAGATGTATCATCTTTAAAAAATGTACCACTAATTGTATAAGATCCTCCAAGAACTCTTGATTTTAACCTTAAAGGATGATGTGCCCAATTTACTGCCAATACACGTTCATCATTTTTCAGATCTTCTGCTTGCTGATCGGTTAACAAATAATGAGTATTTCTACTAATGTTTCTTTTTTTCTTTAAGGCATATCCATTACTTTCCATATCCTCATAAAAACCGGTAAGGTCTTCATGGCGATGAAGAGTTACGATATATTCTTTAAGTTCTGACATTTATCAGTCCTCTAGTTTTAAGTAATTAATAGTAACACCTATTGCAACTTCCGAACTATGTTTATTGACTACCTTGACATAAATGTTTGATGTTGTTGGAGAATCATTGTTAAATCCAATAATTCCTGGTGTAATCAATTGATTTAAATTTCCTGAAGTTGTAATAACCTCAGCAATGACCCCAGAACCTGGAAGAGGATCTTGAGTTTCTACCCTGCTAGCATCAAGAGTTCTACTATTTGCATCTGTGTATAAAGTTACCCATGCGGGATAATTTGTCTCGATCGAATACAATACGTATGTTTTAGATGCAGAAATTTCTATATTTCCAGTGCTTCCCAAACCAATGGGGGAAGTTGTATCAATTCCTATTTTTCTTGAATTTGAGATAGTGATAGTTGAAATGCCGCTGGAATAAGATGCAGATACATCAGATCCTACAAAATTTATTATTGTTGCTGCAGTGCCAACAGAAATACCCTCATCTTGAATTGATAATGACCCACCGCCACTTCCGGAAGAATTGATGGTGACAGAACCTGTCCCATTCTCTGGAACTATAGTTATATTTGTTCCTGCAATGATAGATGTTACTATCCCAGTTAAAGTAGAACCAGAACCTCCAGTAGTGACAAATCCTACTAGGTCACCAGAAGTTGTGAATCCTACTAGGTCACCAGAAGTTGTGAATCCTACTAGGTCACCAGAAGTTGTGAATCCTACTAAATCTGGTGGAGCAAAGGTAAAAGTTCCGTTAGTATTATTATATGTAAGTGTACCTACTCCTGAAGCAGCAGAATAATCTACACTTAGATCACCATAAGTAATACCAATTCCAGATCCAGAAAGATCTGGAGGAGTAAAGGTAAAAGTTCCGTTAGTATTATTATATGTAAGTGTACCTACTCCTGAAGCAGCAGAATAATCTACACTTAGATCACCATAAGTAATACCAATTCCAGATCCACCTTCTCCAGAAGCAACAGCAGCATCAACATAACCTTCAGATGCTAAACCAACTAAAGCAGTAGAAGTAATATATCCGGATCCATTGGTAAATTCAGAAACATCTGTTGGAATATTTGTAAAATTTTCATAATTTAAATAATAAGCAGGTAGTTCTCCATTAAGAGTTGCTGCATCACTAGAAATACTTAATGTAGTTCCATCACCTATAGTCGAATAAATTTCATCAAAATTAGAATTAATTTTATTCATTCCGACTCTTATGGAGTCACCAGTCCCGTCATTTGCAACTGAACCAATATTTACTATTTGTTTTGACATATTAAGATAATTTTCTCTTAATTATATTTATAATTTAAACATATGACGAATAAATAATTAAAACTGCTTCCCGCAAATGCCTAGGGAATGGAATACTCCAATAAGAGAACCTTGGAATGCACCTATACACAATACACTAAAAGCAATTGACAATCACACTCAAGAGTACTTCAAGAGTGGTGATAAATGGCATTTAGAAAAAGCGGACATGTTGAGAAATTATTTACACGAACTTAAAACTTGGATTCATAAACAAGAAGGTAAGTATTGATGGATTATCGTCCTGACGATGAGGAAGACCCAACAGCAAATGACTGCAACTATAATTTACCGCAAGTTATTTTTGCTTTCATATTGGGTCTAACTGCTATGTTTTTATTATCAGTTGACGAAATAAAAGATTTCAAAGGATGTAGTTATCAGCAAGTGGAGGTAAAGTAATGGATCAGTTTCCTTGTGGTGTTGTAATAATATTATCTTGTGGTCTCACGTTCACTGCCTGGACAATTTACTACATATTAAGACTAGCGCATCTGGAGATGAAAGATGTATCAGTACAAGATCAAAAGAATCAAAAGAATCATTGATGGAGACACCATTGATATTGATATAGATCTGGGGTTCAATCTAACAATATCACATAGAGTAAGATTAAAAGGTATCAACGCAGCAGAAACAAGAACAAAAGATTTAAAAGAAAAGACAGAAGGAATAAAAGCAAGACTATGGTTGGAAAAAGAACTTGCTCGTGAAGGTGAGTGGATAATTGAAACTCATAAAGAGGATAAATATGGAAGGATATTGGGAACCCTATATCTTGTAGGCGATCCAGTAACAGTCAATGAAAAAATGTTAACTGAAGGTATAGCAAAACCTTACATGTAAAATGAAATCAACACTTCTCCTTGGATTATTAATTATGAGATTAGTAACCAACGAGGGCATTTTCAATGAAGGACGCAGACCACAACCAAAACGACAACCAGCAGAAGTCATCAGATTCATTAGACGACCTGCCAAAAGAGGTAAGAAAAAAGCACGGTTCATTATTGAATAAACTAATCTTCATTATTTGCTGTTCCGTAATTGGATTCGTTGGTCTTAACTTTGCTGCTTGTAACTTTATGGTTCCTGGAACAATTAGCAGAGCAAATGTTCTTGGAGGATTAAAAAACCCTCCTCCTTTAGATTGTAAAGAATCTGAAAGAAGAGGGTATGAAACTTTACTGACTATTCTTACTACAGTAATTGCACTAAGAACAAGAGTAGAAGACAGCGAATGAGAAAAACTATTAAGGATAATATTTGTATGGTTGCTTTTGTTAGAATGGCAGTGCTGATTTGGTCTGCTGGTATGCTTACACTTGGTTATATGGGAGTGATGAATAAGATGGATCCTACTTTTGTAGCAGCAGTATTCACATCCACCTTATCCACCTTTGGCATTGATGCTCAAAGAAAGAGAGAAGAGGAATTACATTCCTCTCCCAGCTCTAAAAAACCTAAAAGCAGTAACACCAATACTCCCTAAGGTAGCAACAATCGCACCCATATTATCTACAAATCCATGAAGGACTTCTTCAAATGGTGGTTTGTCTCTATGGAATTTGCCTCTCATATCATGTACATATTGCCACATAGGCATACGAACGTCAACAGGAACGAGTGGGTGCATCCATCCACTCATCTTTTCTCTATGGTCATCAACTAAAATCCCATTGTCATATATCCTAACTCTGTCAATATTATACTCACCAGCATAATCAACTTCCTTATCAGCAATCTTATCGGCAATCCAGAATACAATGTCTGCTTGTACTCTTTCAGTTTCTGATTTCATAAATGTAAGGTCTAATTCAACATCACCGTTGTGTAATGAGTATGCTCTGGTAACACCATTCAAACATACTTCAATCTTACCAGGATATAAAGGACTTGTAGTTGGAAATTCTTTACATCCAATTGGCTTTTGCATTAACCAAGTTGTTCTGGTTATAACGAAATAAGGAACAACAATGCCAGTGACAACTGCTGCTCCGATTAGAAGGATCCTTTTTCTATTTTTCGCAATAAGTTGGTTTAACTCATCTTTCATTCCTTGAGCTTTGCCAGAATGAATGACCAAAAGGTTGCGAAGAGCATAGATTCTCTTTCGCAACCCAGTATCAACTTCTTCTGTTTCTGCGTGTAGAATAATCTTATCCAACTTCTCCAACATAACAACATGGTCACGATCCATGTTGTGAGAGTTTGGCATCGATAGTGGTAGTGAACTATACCACTATTTATTGATTGTGAAGAATTATGAAGACAATAAAGTTACTTATAGATAAATTACAGAAATGCTATAAGTAAAATGTTATCTTTACTTCTTGCTTCAATTTACACAGCAACTCCATTGGGTCCAGGAACTGTTCCATACTTCGGAAGACAGTGTGACCGTATTCGTATCTATGATAAATCATTAGATAAAAACTGGATATTATGCATCAATGGTGTCTATGAGTTTCCAAAAAAAGGAAAACCCGTAGATAGAAGTTTGCCTCAGCATAAACAACAAATCATTTAGTACTCCAAAGTTTACCTTCTGCAACTCTTCTTCGAGCAAGTCCTTTCTCTACATTAGTTCCAGGATTGCGGTAAAGATATAAAGCATCAGGAACTTTTGCCCATTCTTTATTTCTCAAGCATTTAGTAATAGTATTAAAGTTAGAACCACCGTAAAAACCGGCACCAAGATTATAAGAAAAGCTGAGCAAAGCACCTCTTTGTCCATTTGTCATTTCATTCCAGTGTGGGATTTTCTGTAGTGAAGGAAGAAATCTTTGCTCAAGGTCAAACATCAATAGTCTGTCAGCATATTCTTGAGTGATTTTTCTTCCAAGTTTAAATGGAGTTCCATTAAAATCTTTCGTAGAACCCCAACCAATTGTGATTGGCAGTCCACCAGTCAATGGGTCGGGATAAGCATTTAAATGACATCCCTCAAACTCTTTAACCAAATCAACACCACACTGAGGGATTTTTGATTGTGGTGTTGACTCTACTTTTTTACATCAAAGATTCTCCCCCAACCATCCTTTCCGCCAGGACACCATCTACGAGAAAGGTCACTGCGCTTGTATATCGCACTTTTACCATTAGTGACTGAACCAGTGTATCCATCATTTAGTGAACCATAAGGATCATTAACAACATAATCACCTGATGGGGTTTTACCAATCACAACTACCATGTGCCCCCCTGTGGGGTTAGATAGAGGACCGCGATGAAGAATACCAATAACAACAGGTCTACCAGCGGCAAGCTCTCTATCAAGATCAGCAAAAGTAAGGCTGTAGGAAAAACTGGATTTAATGCCGTATGACGCAAGAACCTTGGTCTGAACCAAGTGATCAGTTGTGTCACCGAGTGCGAAAACTTTTTGTACATAGGCGTCGTCGCCCTTAGGTCCTTTTAGTGTACCAGGTTTGAAATATTCAAGACACATAGCACAAGCGGAAGAGTTACAAGTTCTATTTGCATCTCTATAATTATCTGTTTGTTGATAAAAGGGAACAGGTAAAATAGTTGCTTGAGGTTTGTCTTCTTTACTTCTATAAATTCTTACCCAGTTGGCATCATCTTGCAGCAACTCTTGAGATTTAAGAAGCAAATCTTTTTCGAATTGCTCTACCGCAGCAACATGCTTTGGATTTTTTTCGTCGTAATATTTAAAGAAGTTATGAAGGTCTATAAGCATTATAGTATCCAAACCCTGTATTATATTTATTAAAAAAGAAGGGTTAATAACCCTCCTTTACTCATACTGCTACTGGTTCGCGAACAGTAGACTTTACATATTCCAGAACTTTTTCTGGACTTGTTTCGCCATAAGGGTCATTAATCGCATTGTCACCCTTACCAGGTTCTTCAAATAGTTTTTCAATCATACCATTATCAATCACCGCAGCATAACGCCAAGAACGCTCACCGAAACCAAGATTGGACTTCATTACCAATTGCCCCATCGAACGGGTGAAGTATGCATTGCCATCAGGAATGAGTTGGACATTCTTAATGTTCTGGTCTTGCGCCCAAGCATTCATCACAAACCCATCATTAACAGAGATGCAGTAAATAGCGTCGATGCCGTTACCAATAAAGTCGTCGTATTTCTCTTCGAATCCAGGTAGCTGATAGGCACTGCAAGTAGGAGTGAAAGCACCAGGCAGACTAAAAATGACAACACGCTTCCCATCGAAAAGTTCACTTGTCTTACGATAAACAAATTCTCCGTTTTCTCGGAATACAAATTCTACTTGAGGAACTTGATAGCCTTCTCTACGCATAGGAACCTCCCTAGTCGTTTCTTCTTTCTTAAAAAAATTAAACATAATTATTAATCAAAAACAGCGGTAACTCCAACAACTTTAGCATTTGGATTTCGTGCAAGTGCAGTTTCTCTCGCATCATTGTAATCCCTTGCCTCTACGATTTCGTTGAAGACCTTGCCAGCAACATACAACTGCACTTTACATTTCATCAGAATACGCCAGGAATAATTTGGCCAGTGGTTACATATGTACCAACAGCAATGACAAAACCGAGCATTGCTAGACGAGCATTGAGGATTTCTGCCTCAGGGGTCCATCCGAATTTCATTTTGTTTCTCCTTGATAAATGTGTTTTTGTTTAAGTTCGGGATTTGGTTGTGAAGGAACTACAGGGTTCCTTGATTTGTTTTTAATGATGATAAAAGCATCATTTTGATAAGTGATGGTTCCAAATGGTTTTGCCCATTTGGGATTTGCATTTGGACTGGTAGCAGTTCCCGTTACTGCTACACCACCAATCTCCACTGAGATGTCATCATTAGCATCCCATCCAAGAGTTTCAAGAGCAATAGAAAATTGCCCAAGCATATCGCCAGTACTCACAGATTCTCTTCCTGTTCAGTAAGAATCACACAATCACTAGTAGGGTATGCCACACAGGTGAGCACCCAACCTTCTGCAATCTGGTCATCATCAAGGAACGATTGCTCCTCATTATCTACGGTGCCGCTGATGAGTTTTCCTGCACAAGCAGAACAAGCACCTGCTTTACATGAAGAAGGAAGGTCAACACCTGCTTCTTCTGCTGCTTCAAGAATGTATTGGTCATCAGGGCACTCAATAGTAGTTTCGGTGCCATCGGGAGATTGAAGGGTGATGTTAAAGACGGTCATTAGTAAGTCTCACAAATTTTTTCAACAGACGCTGCCAGTAAAACGAAAAAGGCAACAGATGTTATTGTAAAGAGAAGTGAAGTCATTGTCAAGTATCAAACGACACCAAAGAAGAGATTGCCAGTCAGTGCATAAGAGATAGCACCTGCGACAATACCAAGCATAGCCCAACGACCATTCATTTTTTCTGCCTTTTCAGCATATGGTTCAATACCATAACGCTCAAGGTCTTCCTTCGTCATATACATCGAAGGTTCTTTAGCAAACATATTCATTTGCCCAAACTCATTTTTAGTTACAGTCATTTTCGTTTTATTACGAATTGTTACACAATTATATAGCAAAAAGAAAGGGATGTCAAGCATCCCTTAAGGTTTTGTTTAGATTTACTGACCGATTCGGTTTACGGCAAGTCGTGCTCGGTTAAGGATAGAACCACTCAGAGGTACATATCCAAGGTCATCAGCAAGTGATTGTGCCTTAGAACTCAGAGCATAGTTGAGTGCGTTACGAATGGCAGTAGTATTAGAACCATTACCAGTCTTATATGCAAGAATCCAAGTCAAAGTAGAAATTGGATATGCGGTTGCACCAGAAGGATTTGGGTTTTCACCAGCAAGATTTGTATCCAGTTTGATGCCATTCAGTGCAGCAGAACCAGCAGCGGCAGTAGGAAGAACAAACTTACCTGCCTTATTTTGAAGTGCTGCTGCTTGGAGTTTGTTTGATTTTACAAATCCAGTATTTACATAACCAATCGCACCATTACTTTGACGGATACGACCAGCAACGCCTTCATTACCTTTGGCACCTACACCAGTGGGCCACTTAACAGACTTAGATACGCCAGGTGCCCAACCACCAAATGCTTTCAGAGAGTTAGTGAATGCATAGGTAGTTCCAGAACCATCAGAACGATGAACAACCAGCATAGGACCAGCAGCACATCCAACTTGCTTCCAGTTGTTAATGCGACCAGAAAAAATATCAACTGCTTGCTTCTGAGTCAGTTTCAGATTACATCCAGGTTTGTTGTAGGCAATAGCAATCGTACCACCAACCATAGGAATCTGAACGACTCCACGCTTTACTTTGGCGGCATCTGCCGGTTTGATTGCTTCATCACTTGCTCCGAAGTTAACTGTGCCCGCAATAAATTGACGAACACCAGCACCAGAACCAACGGACTGATAATTAACCCGATTCCCAGTAGTTCGTGCATAGTCAGCAAACCATCGTTGATAAATTGGAGCAGGGAATGAAGCCCCTGCACCGTTAATAGTGGGTCCAGCAAGAGCAGCAGCAGGAGCAGCAGCAACTAGACCAGCAGCAAAAATGTGTTTCAGTTTCATAAAAAATTTTTAGAAGTGAATTGACTTCGTAATCAATACTACTGGAAGACAACCTTAAAGTCCACTAAGATTTGGTTAAGGTTTTCATTACCTAACAAAAAAGCACTCCAAAATGGAGTGCTTTCACTCAAGTTATGAGTAGTTTATCAGAACTTGAAGGTCGTTTGGATGACTCCTCCCCAATTAGAAGAGTTACCAGCAAGACGTTGGTTGTCACTACCATAAATGATAGCAGGAGTGATGCTGATGTTGTCAGACACTTGATACTTATAGAAGATTTCAAGAAGAGTGGACTTCTCAAGATTTTCACCAGTAGGTGCCTGACCGATGGCAACACCAGCAGAGTTACCATCAACAAACACATCATCCCAGGTCAGACCAGCAAACCAGGACTGACTGTTGGTAGCATCACTTTGAGTGCCACTTACAGTGTTCCAACCATAACCACCAGAGATGGAGGGAACCCAACCAGATTGAGTGGGTTGCCAGTAAGCATTGATGGCATAACCGTTAGAGGTTTGACCAGGAACCAGAGTGCCAGAAGCACCATTCAGACCGTTGTAGGTACGAACACGGGTGCCTTCTGTACCATAACGATAACCGAAAGCAGCACCCCAGTTAGTACCACGATAACCGATTTGTGCCAATGTGTTAAGAGCACCAGACTTATCAAACTCACCAGTGGAACTATCAGCACCATTCTGTGCCACATAGTTTACACCAGCAACAAGACCTTTCTTGCCATACTGGACACCGAAACCAGAACCAGTTGCCTTGTTATAAACACCAGGAGCACCAGCAACAGCAAAGAAGTCAAGGATACCAGACTTGTAAGCAGTAGGAATCCAAGCCATCTCAGTATTACGAACCAGAGCACCAGCAGTAAGAGTGGTGCTACCGTTGAACACAGGGAACTGGTAATACAGACGGTCGATTACAACCTCATTGCCACTGTCACCAGTGGTGTTATCTGCTTTATCCAGTTTGAAGATGGATGAGCTGGAACCGAAAGGATTGCTGCTGAAGTTAGCAGAACGCAGACGGGTCTTGAGAAGATCTTTACCAGTGAATGAAGTATCCAGGTTCAGACGCAAATCGTAATTAAATGCAGTGTGAGTTACATCACCAGTTTTGGTTTTGTAATCATCGACACCACCAAGAACGAAGGATGCTTCACCACGCAGTTTGGTGGTAGTGGAGAATTGAGTTGCTTCAAGTTCAGCAACTTGAGATTCAAGTCCATCTACACGACCTTTCAGTACAGCAAGTTCAGCGCCGAATTCTGTAAGAAGTTTCTTTAGTTCATCAGTAACTTCGGTTACACGGTCAAGGCAAGCATTAAGAAGTGCTGCTGCTTCCCAACGGGTCATAGCACGACCACCACGGAAAGTGCCATTAGGATAACCAGCAACGCAACCATAACGCTCTACGAGGTTGCTGAGTGCAGAGTATGCCCAATCAGTTGGTTGGACATCAGAGAATTGAGTAACGCTTGTAACCTGCTCTACAGAGGCATATTGGTTGACTGCTGCCATGTTAAGGTCTGCGGCATTCGCAGCAACAGGAGCAACCATACCCAGAGCAACAGGTGCAAGCATCAGTTGTTTGAGTTTCATAAAAGTGTTTTAGTACTAAACGACATTTAGATTATTAAGAATTACAACAGAA